CAAACGTATACTGTTTGCCTGCATACTTAAATGTACCAGTCTCTTTTGAAATATGTTCACGGATAACGGTATCCTTTACAACATAACTGATTACAGTTCTAGTCTTTCTAGACTCTGAACCATTTTGGTCGTAAAACTCTAACTTAGTTTCTGAATTCACTTCACTGTTAATACGTTTTGCAAAGTTGTTCATTGCAATCGCATACATCTGCTCTTCAGCCGCTTGTTGGAAAATGCTTTCACCTGCACCGCAAGCATACGCCATTTCTTCTTTCCACCAAAACCAGCCTTCATAGCCTGATTCGACACAGTTAGCATACCATTTAGGTTGTGCATATGTATCACGTTCTGCGATTTCTACATACTTACCGGAACATGCTCCAAGCATACCGAGAAGTCCTAGGGTTACGCCTATTTTAATAATGCCTTTCATTTTAGCCTCTTTCTGTGTTGCCGTTGTTTTGCATTGTCTTTACATAATAACACCGTTTAAACAAAAGGTCAACCTATTTTGGTTAACCTTATTGCCAGCGATAAAATATATGTGTAGAGATACTACCAACAAGCTGAATCTTGCTTGCCCAACGAGGACTCACGTAGTCAGCATGGTAGTGTGTTGCGCCTTCTGTAATGCCTCGCATCTTATCAGTATGTACAATTTTATATGCTATAATTTGTGCCATACGCCAAGCATCATGATCTCTTACTGTGTCAGCCTTGCCATCACAGTACCAAGAGAATTGACATCTATTCTTTTTTGGATAATAGATGCGTTCATCATCAGAAAGATCAGGATTTTGTTTTGTTTTCCAACTTTCTTTGATTGGTCCGTCTTTGACAACTTCGCATATTGTGTTAGGATAACGAGTATCGTTAACACGATTAAGAACTACATCAGCAACAGCATACTGCCCTGCTAGTGGTTCTGACTTAGCTTCAAAGTAAATGTTTTGTGCCAGACAATAAAGTTCTGGTTGATTTTCTTGTGTATATAATTCCTCAGTTTCTGCGTTTTGGAATGTACTTGCTCCTGCTTGGGCGAAAGCGGTTGACACCGTCATAACGGCTACTGCCCAATATAAATTTAATTTCATAATCTGCCTCATGTTTTATTTAAAGTTGTTTAGCACATACTTTTGTATGTACTTTAGTTTCTTCTCATTTGTGCTATTTCAGTTGCTTGCTTTGATCCTGTCTTATCGTCATCATCTGCAAATACTGGCACCATGTTGCTTTTGTGCATAGTTGCAATACCTACGAGTCTACGCTCGCCTGAGTATTGTAATGGTTGTTTCTGTAGTGCTGGGGCAAAACTATCCTTAGTAACACGACTAGGAACGTGCTGTGTTTCACGTACTTTAGGACCTTCATATGTCCATGCCTTGTTAGATGTTTTTGCTTTGGGTTTGAAGTTGCCACTTACATATTCTACGTACTCGTCAAACGTCATACAATTACTATGTGCGTGAATACGTTTCATATATTTGTTGTGTTCACGATGATCTTTTTGTAGTTTCTGTAGTCTACTGGCAGTCATCTTAGTTGCCTTACGTTTTTTGGTGTTTAGCGATGTCATACCGCGTACTAAACTCATTGTCATGTTCTGCGCCTATCTGTTGCCTTATTATTAATACTATAATAACACTGATAGGCGCAAAAGTCAACCTATTTTGGTAACTTAATTAGGCAGTTACTCTTCTTCTTGAAATAGAGTACTCAAGAGCTGGTCTACCTTGGTAACCAGTTTCTGCTGTTTTAGTTTTTACGTTAAAACCAGCATCTCTGATTTCAGAAATTCTAGCACCTGGACTAGCAATATCCATTTTCTCTCTTAAACCGTCAAGAGTGAAAGTTTTACCAGTACCCCAGTATTTTGCTAGGATTTGTTGATTCTGTGATCCTACTCTAAAGTATTTAGATCCAGTTGTATTTGATTTTACCATATTGGTCTCCTTTGTTAAGAAAAAAGAGCTCAAAAGAGCTCTTTTCATTGTTTCTAGTTTATCTAATTTAAACATAATGTATACAATATACACTCTTTAAATCAAAAGTCAACCTATTTTGGTAAATTATTTGCTTTCCATCAATTTAACTGCGGCATCGTAGTCTTCTTGTGAAATTACGCCTTCACGTAGGAGTTTTGTTCTGTTTACAAGGTGTTTTGCGGCAATTTCTTCCTTGTTGCCACCAAAATATGCTACTGCATGTCCTTCTTCAACAAGTATATCTGTTACAAGTTCAGCTGGTTTATTTTCCCAACGCTCTACTTTGAAGTCTCCTAGGATACGTCCAAACTTGCCTTTCATATCTTCGCCTTTGCGATCTTCAGTAGTAATAAGTTTACCACCGTCTGCCATAAGTTCTTTTAAACGTGCTTTGGCGGCTTCGCCAAACAAGTCTTCTACTTTGTCTCTTGTGCGTGATTCAGGCGTATCAATGCCCATAATTCTAACACGTTCATCTTTTAGAGTTACACCAAAACCTAGATCAATATCTACGTCTACTGTATCTCCGTCGACTACTTTAACGACTGTCACGTCATATTCATTCTTTTGCATTTTATTTCCCTCATTTGTTATTCATCCAAGTTTAATGCTTGGTCGCCCCATTCTTCCATTATAAACTCTGCGAATGCTTGTCCGAAGAGCCACATTAGTGTAAGAATTACTGCTCCTGCACATATTATCATTGTCCACACCCAAATTTGTAATAATGGATGCTTGCCTTCTGTCCAATGTGCTACTTTCTTAATCTTGTTCTTTACGCCATCTAATAGATAATTGCCTATTATCCAACGTGCTAATCTCATTACAATTAGTATAGGTGAACTTAGTACGTCAAATAGTATTAAGAACAGGTCGACAGCTAGATCTACAATATGGTCTATGTTTAACCATTTGCGAAACCGTTGCCACATCAGTCATTCCGATGTTTTAAAATGTCTTTCATGACATTAGTTGCTGTATTAGTAAAGCACCTTGGTGCTATGCTGTGTATTATTAGAGCAGGCACCAACAGTTGTAACTTTACTGCTGTTTTCAATGCTGTTGCCATATGCTCTAATGGTTTTTGGTTGACTGATTCTAAGTGTAACTTGCACTGCTTACTGAACATTGTCGCCAACCATATCAAACAACGCAGGACCAAAACTACTTGCGGCCCAACCTAATGCTACCAAAGTGATTACTCCGTAGACTAACCATTTAACTTTAAAGTCATCTACTACCATCTTGATGCCTACTAGTTCGTTTCCTAGTATACGCAATGATACTTCCATCTTTCCTGTGTTATCTTCTTTCGACATTTACTTCCCCTGTCCTTTGTATTTCTTATAACTTCTCTTCTTACTCTTGTTCATAGAACTAAACTTTGTTCTACTGTGATTGTTTCCTATACTCGTCTTCTTTGGCTGTGTTTCATGTGCTTCAAAAGTTTTGTGTAACTTCATAACCCTCCTTGGTTATGTACGTATTTATTCTCTTTCAGCCGTAAAAAAAGGCCGCACTAGGCGACCTTTTAAGTTAGTTCTAAGACTGCTTTACTTAAAACTTAAATTTGATTCCAGCTTGTGGTGACACATCTTTTGAATCTGTATCATAGTCAACACCTGCTGATAGCTCTGCACCGTTCCATGCAACAACATACTCACCACCAATGTGTTGTAGTTTGTTATCGTCATCACCGTTGATGTATGTTGATAAGCCGTTTAATGCTAATGAACCTTCATACGCCATTTTTGATGCGTCTGTGTCATATGTCATCATTCCGCCTGCAGATAGTCCAGCTAGTTCTAAGCCTGATACTGCTCCACCTAATACTGTGTTTTCAGTTGTACGGTTATAGTCAGCACTTGCAGTTAATGCAAGATCACCAGCGTTTACTGTGTATGCACCTTGTAGGTGATTTACTTCAGTTACGTCTGTTGTCCAGTTTGTTAAGCCTACTGCTACACTTGCCGCACCCATTGTTACTTGCAATGACTCAGTCATTGTTGATACGTTTAGTGTTCCGTCTGCTGTTGTGTTTGCACCTGTTTCTGGTAATAGGCCATTGCTATCGCCAAATGCTAATGCTACTGCACCTGCTGTTGTTCCAACAGTCCAAGTGTCTAATGTTAGTGAACCGCCGTCGGTTGCTTTGAAATCTAAATCAACTGTTGCAAGATCTCCTGCATCAATATCAAGTTCAACACCCATTGTTCCGGCTGTTTTGTTTGTCGCTGTCTCTGCAAAGTCAAGTGATACTGCACCTGAAATAATTGGAGTAGGCGCCACTACCGCTACTGTTTCGTCTGCGGTCGCTAGTGTCGCTGATGAAAGCGCCAAAGTCGCCATAGCGACTGTGATTAAAGTCTTTTTCATTTTTGATTTTCCTCGTTTTTATGAAGTGTAGTTCTCTTTGTCTACAATGTATAGTTATCTAACCCTTAGATAAAGTGTGCGTTTTCTGGCACGATGTATTTATAGAGTGTGGGGAAAGAGTTAAAGTACGACTTTTCTGTTGCTAGGTAAGTCGCCAACCCCGAGCGATTATGCCGCTAGGGCGAAATCCTCATTGACAGCGAAGTCATTAAGTGCACCGAAGTTCACGAAAGTAAATTCGCCGTTGTTTATATTTGCTTTTGCAATTATAAGTTTCGTTCGCGTTAACCGAGCTTACATCCGGGCAACTCCACTCTTCTACTAATCCGCCTGTCGATCCCATGTCATCCCCATCATAAGCACACTCAGTAAATGTGTTTATGGTGGAGATGCCGGGAATTGAACCCGGGTCCAGCTCGTCGTTTGAATTGCTTCAACGTTACATTTATATTTATACAGTCTTTTTAGAGAGATGTCAAGAGAAGAATGTAAGAAAGATAACAAGTATAATGCAATATTTGATCTATTGACTGTGTTACCCAATAACTATTGTCTGACGGTGTCCATTTATATCTTTTGACTATTTTTGTTTTATAATGATCAATAGCAAAATGAAGTATATAATCTAGTAATGCAATTATAATAGCATTTACAAAGTTAAATGTAATTAATAATATAACAAGAAATGTTCCTACACTATGATCACCGGCATGAATGTATCCTTTAGAACTTCTAAGGTCGCCTTTGTCTCCTGGTAGGTTACGGAAAGATTGCAATGCCAAATCAGCAATAGCATGTTTAACAAACAGTCCCCAAAGCAATAATAAACTTTCTATCATGCCCATTGGACTATCTCCTTACTATTCTGGTGTGTGGATAATTGCTATATCAATTGCTACAGGCTTGCCATTATGGTCGTCAAGTTCATAGTCGATAACCATGCCTTCAACTACCTTCTTAACGCCTGCTTTACGAAACTCTGAAATGTGTACAAATAGATCCGCTTGTCCTTCGTCACGTGAAATGAAACCATATCCTTTAACGTGATTGTACCATTTTAATTTGCCCTGCTTCATGTCTTGCCCTTCTTAAAGTATACAGGGCGTAGAAACAATTCCTACGCCCTATACAGTATTTATTACATATTATTCTTTTTGTCTTGGATCTCAGCTCGCTTTGCTTTTGCAAGTTTACCCATTTCGCCTAGTGCTTTTCTAGCTCTAGCCGCGGCCGCTTTAGTACCGCCTTCAAATTTATCGTTTTCTGCTAGGTATGCTTCATACTGTGCAACGATTTGTTCGTGAATTGTTGACATCTTTATCTCCTTTTAGTTAATCTTTATGCCGGTTGTTGATTCAATGTATTGGTCTGCCATTCCTTTTTCAGTCTTAGCAATAAACACGATAGTTGATAAGTTAATATCTAGTTCACTATCGCGACCAACAGTAAAAGTAAACGGCACCATGCCGATACCGTCTTTAGTCATAGTCAAAGCCATAGGCTTTTTAACTTTCATCGAATCTGTTTCTTTTTTTACTAGGCGTGCAATTACTTCTTCACCTGCTACAGTTTTAAAACTAATTGTGTCGCCGTCTTTATATGTGTTTTCTAATAACATATTATGATAAGCTCTCCCCTGTTCCGTTCCATCCTGTTTGATCAATGTAGGAAACTAATGCTTCATAGCCTCCAATGTGTTGATCGCTAATAAAGATTTGCGGAGCAGTCCTTGGTGCTGGCAATCCCTTCTCTTCAAAGAGTGCCATTAATTGACTTGGCTGTATATCTGTGCCAATACTTTTTGCTTCGTAAGTAACGTTCATCTTATCCATTAATGCTTTTGCTTTAACGCAAGAAGGACAGTTAGGCTTACTGTATATCACTACTGACTGTGTCATAGACTAAATCCTTTCAGTGAATCCTTGTCTACGTCTTGTTTGATACCGCCAATGATATACGACTCTACTTCAGTCTCTTGTGGAGCCACTTGTAATCCTGACGAACTCAACCAATGCTGTGTCCAAGGTAGTGGGTTAGTGTTTAGTGGACGATCATAAATTGGTTTGTAACCAAGTGCTTTAAGCCTACGGTTAGCAATATACTCAACATAATGATACAACAGTTCTTCGTTAAGTCCGATGATAGCACCGTCTTTAAACAAATAGTCTGCCCACGCTTTTTCTTCGTTAACGCATTCACGCCACATGTCTAATACTTCTTCTTCACACTCTTTAGCAATATCAGCAAACTCTTTATCGTCAAGTCCTTTGATCCAATTCTTAAGAACAGAAGTTGATAGGTTCAAATGTGTTGCTTCGTCTCTTGCAATCAACGAAATAATTTTTGCACTGCCTTCCATAACTTTGGATTCAGCAAAGGCAAATGTGCAAGCAAAGGAAACGTAGAAACGTAGTCCTTCAAGAATGTTAACATTGTGCATTGCTAAAAATAGTTTCTTTTTAACATCACGCATGTTACCTTCTTTACGATGGATGTAAGCATCCGCCGCTTCTGTAAACGCATCGTAGTTTTTAGTAACTGCGGTAGCACGTTTTAGAATTTCTTTATCATCTAAGATTGTATCAAATACTTCAGTAGGATCTGAATACACGTTCTTCATAATATGTGTATATGAGCGTGAATGGATTGTTTCAAAAAAGTCCCAAGTAACAATACAACCTTCTAGCTCAGGTAGTGATACATGTGGCAAGAATGCCAAACTAGGACCACGTCCTTGTACACTATCTAATAGTGTTTGATATTTTAAGTTACTAGTAAAGATATGTTTTTGTTCTGGTCTAAAGTTAGCAAAGTCTGCTCTATCTTTTTGCAAACTAACTTCTTCTGGTCTCCAAAAATATCCTAGCATAGTTTGATTCAATTTATCAAACTCTGGGAACTTAAACACATCATAACGCTGTGTGTTTTGATCAGGTCCAAAGAACATTGTGCTCTTGGTGAAGTCTACCTTCTCTTGATTAAATACTGTTTTTGCCATCTCTTTTCCTTTATCTCATAACTGTACTATAATAACATCATTGTATCAGCATGTCAACCTTTAAATTGCACATGCCTCGCAATATTCTTCATATTCTTCATTTGACCCTGCAAATTCTTCTCTTGCAAGTGGTTGTTCTGCAACATCTGCCATATCACCATCTGTCTTATAATCATAAGTGTTTTGGTAGTATGATGTTTTCCATCCATACTTATACGTGTTTAACAAATCACCTATCATAACACTCATTGGCACTTCATTATTGTCAAAGTGTGTAGGATTGTAACTCCAGTTACCACTAATTGCTTGGTCAAAGAACTTTTGCATTACTGCTACGATATTGATATAACCTTCGTTACTTGGCATATCCCATAGTAGTGTGTAGTGTTGCTTTAGTGTAGTATACTGTGGAACAACCTGCTTAAGAGGCCCTTTTTTGCTTTTCTTAACGGACAAGTAGCCTCTAGGTGGTTCGATTCCGTTGGTAGCGTTCGACACAACGGAACTACTCTCCGAAGGCATCTGTGCGGACAATGTTGAGTGCCGTAGCCCGTGTTCCTTGATGTCTTTGCGTAAAGTATTCCAATCATAATTTAATTTAAACTTTCCTAACTCATCGACTTCTTTTTTGTAAGTATCGATTGGCATAATGCCTTCTGAGTATTTAGTGCGACTAAAGTATTCACATGCACCACGCTCTTTTGCAATGCTATTACTTGCTTTTAGTAAGTAGTATTGGAATGCTTCTGTTAGATTGTGTACTAATTTCCATGCTTCTTTATCATCATACTTGACATGATTCTTTGCAAGATAATGTGCTAGTCCAATGTAGCCTACGCCCAATGAACGTCTTGCTTTTGTACTAATCTCTGCCGCTTTAATTGGATAACGTTGATAATCAATAATTTCTTCTAATGCTCTTACTGCTAGTTCACATAGTTCTTCTAAGTCATCTAACTCTCTTAGTGTACCAACATTGATAGCTGACAAAATACATAAAGCAATTTCACCTTCTTCGTCATCAATATGATCAAGTGGCTTAGTAGGCAGTGTAATCTCTTGACACAAGTTACTCATGTATACTTTGTCTTTGAATGAGCTGTGTGTATTACAATGATCAACATTCATAATATAAATGCGTCCTGTTTCAGCACGTTCTTTGATCAACGCAGAAAACAAATCCATTGCTGGGATAGAATGTTTCTTAATGCTTGTCTTACGCTCATACATTTCATACAGTTCTTTAAACTTATCAGCATCACCAAAGTATGCTTCATACAATCCTGGTACATCATGTGGCGAGAAAAGAGTTATGTTTCCGCTGGTTAATAATCTTTCATACATAGTTTTATTAAGTTGAATAGAATAATCTAACTTACGTACACGATTATCTTCTGTGCCTTTGTTGTTTTTCAACACAAGAATGTCTTCAATCTCTTGATGCCAAAACGGGAAGTGTGTAGTAGCACTTCCGCCACGTACACCATTTTGTGTACAACAACGTACTGTTGCTTCGAACTTTTTAAGGAACGGAACCACACCTGTGTGTGCAACCTCTCCACCTCTAATCTTAGAGTTTACTCCTCTAATTCTTCCTGCGTTGATTCCGATGCCTGCCCTTTGCGCCGTATAACGTCCAATAGACATATCGCTGGCAAAGATGCTATCAAGGGTATCGTCAGAGTCAACAAGAACGCAACTTGCAAACTGCCTGACAGGGGTCCTGACGCCTGCCATGACTGGCGTTGGGATATTGATTTTAAATAATGAGGTCGAGTCATAATATCTCCTTACATAATGTAACCTATCTTCTTTAGGATAGTTAGCAAACAATGTAGCCGCAATCATCATATACATATGTTGTGGGGTTTCAAATAACTCTCCTGTTGAACGATCCTGTACTAGGTACTTGTCAACTACTTGACGTAGTCCTGCATAGGTAAAGTTCTCATCACGCTTGTGGTGAATGTATGAATCCAACTTAGCAAACTCATCATCAGTATATGAATTTAGTATTTCTGGATCGTATATATTGCGTTCAATATTTTTAGTAATCATCTCTCTAAGGGAAATCTTTTCAAAGCTACCATACACATCTTTATACACACCGTACAATAACAAACGTGCCGCCGCATATTGATAATTTGGCTGTTCAAGTGTAATCAAATCATTTGCTGATCTAACTAATAAGTCTTGAATTTCTTTTGTTGTCATGCCGTCTGCAAATTGAATACCTGCGTTCATTTGAATAAGACTACTACTCACACCTGCCAGTCCTTCACATGCAAAATTTACTACTTTGTGGATTTTTTGAATATCCAACGGCATTGTTTCTCCGTTGCGTTTTAGAATATTTAGGTTTGTTTTCATCTTACTTTACTTCCCTTTGATTTAAAAAATATTTAGTGTAGCGGAGGCAGTTGGATCACCTTTTGTGATACAATGCTTTGCGGTATTGAGTTGCTTGATGATACTTCGTCGTTATATCCTAAAACAATACTTCCGTCCAAATACACTAGGTACATGTTTACTTCTTTTTCTATGTCCTTACTGATATGTATCTCTACTTTTGCCTGGCTAAACCTATCAGTTAACTGTAAAGTATAGCCGCATAATAGTGCAATTTCATACTCAGTAAACGACTTGTTTTCAATCAAGTGCCACGGAAGTGCCACGCTTTCAGGATCCCATGGATTCTGTTTACGAGTACTTCTTGGTAGGCTCTGGATAAAATCGTTTAGTACCCGGAAAGGCTCGTAGGCTGACTCAAGGTCTTCCCTTACTTCTTTCCAGACTCGTACTTTGTCTTCAAATTTTAATTCATGCATTAACTTCGAACTTTGATTTTGTAGTTAAACTCACCTTGATCGTTTGTAATAGAGTTTAACATAGAAACTATGATCGTGTCAACCCCTAAATTGCCATCTGTGTTAACAGTTGCGGCAGTAAAGGTTAATGCATTTTCGTAGTTACTATCTCCTTGATAATTGTATTCATCTTCAAATAATAGTGTGTTTGTACTAACATCTAACATGATAGTCATTGTACCGCTACGTTGTGCATTTGCTATTGAACTCGAATAGTTATATTCTATGTTATAAGTTCGACTGTAGTCACCTGGTAATCTAAAGAAGTAAGTGGACGAAGTCGCCTCTTGCACTTCTAGATTATTAAGGCCGCCAAGTGTAGCATTTACTTTGCCTTTAATCTCTGATACATATTTGTATGTTGAGATATATGTTTGATTGTAACCAAGGTCAGCAGTTCTAGCAAAGTAATCTTCTACACTAGAGTTGCCTGCTTTGTTATAATCAATTACGCTGAATTGTGCATTACCTTCGTTACCACCCATGTTACCCACATTTTCAAAATTATTATGTGAGCTTATGTTGTTGATACCTTGTGTAATTACAATAGCTTCTTTGTCAATGTCTGTAAAAGAACTTTGACTAATTTTATTCTTACATGGAGCAGTTGATTGTCCTTGAGCACCTAATGCTGTTCCTTCACCAAACAATGCTCCGTATCCTAGATTCATAAAATAACTACAATGCCAATGGTTGTTATAGATATCATCGTCACTAGCAATACCAACACTAAGTCCGCTAAACATAATATGAT